GAAGGCGCGCCCTGCTAAAATTTTATAGGGGGGGTGTACCCTCCAGCCAATTCTCCGCCAGTACTGGAGTTAATTGCCACGTGCATTAGTTGTTAGTAGCACATAAACATATTATATCTATAGATATAATACAAGTGTATGTGTATTAGTTAGTTAAGTATGTGCAGGTGGTTAAGCGCACATTTTAAATGTTAAAATTGTTCTTATAATCGCAGGATTCACAACGTTGAGGGAGGTAATAACGTATTGTTTCTGATTCTTGTTTAGGTTGTTCTTTATTGAATCCTTGGAGGCTTGAAAGCTTCATTAATAGGTCACTTTTGATCTTAGGGTCATTAGTAACCTTCGTTAATTGGGTCATTGCCGTTATTATGGATTGTTTATCTAAACATAAGTTTTCGTTCTGTTCGTTCTTATTTTGTTCTGTATCATATATATTAAGAACTAAACTTTTATATCTATTAACATAAGCTTGAACTGACCTATTCTGAAGCCATTGATTTGCCCTATTATTTAGCGTTGTAGAATCAATATCCTTTGTAATACCTTTGCAGACCTTGTACGCTTCGATCTTTGAGGCACTATTAAATAAGTATGAATTAAGACAAACTCTTTCCAGTTCTGAAATATTCAGTATAAGATTATCCTGTTCTTGCTGTTCGTTACTTGTTATCATATGAGGCAAAGATAAGAATATAATCGGGAAAAGCAAATTAAGCATAAACACATAAACACTTTTTGCCCTACGTGGAATGTGATTTTGTGAATTGAGTATATATGTAATAATCTATATATGTATATACAAGTATAAGTAATCTATATGTATATAAATACATATGTGTTATATGTGTTTAATACATGATATAAGTCATATATATTTCATGTATATTTTAACATTTTTTAACTAAATTAATTAGGAGGCAATATGCAAATGTGTTATCTTTACTATGTAATCAAAAACAAAGAAAGATGATAACAGTTACAACAAACAGAAAAGGAATATTTTTAACACTGGTAAACGGTTTCGAAGTTATTAATGTTAAGGGAGTAAAAGTAATAGTTCGCAAAGATGGTATTTGTAAAGGTTTATATGTAGGCGCAAATAGTTACAATTTTGCAATTGAAGCATGTAATAATAAACATTCATTTTAATTAACCAATACTAAAAAACTCGAAATTATGAAGACTCCAAAATTAGTAATTAAAACAGGTAAGTCCTGTAAATATACTGAAAGACATTTACAAATTAATAGTTTAATAATGGAGCACTATTCAATGATTTGCTTTTGGTTAATGATTTGCAAAGAAAATAGATTTAATAACTAATTTTTATTTTTAGCAAATTAACATCTTTTAACTAAAATAATTTGCACTACGCATACAAATGTATTATCTTTGAGTCATAGAAATACAAGTAATAAACACTTAAAAACTCGAAATTATGGAAACTCTAAAAAACATCATCATTAACATTGACAGTGCAAACATTCACACGCCTGAGGTAATTTTTATCGTAGTAGTGATGGTGGTAATAATTGGAAGTAGCTTGTTATTCGGTAAATTAAACAACTCTAAAAAATAAGGTTATGAAAAAGTTTAAAGTATTACCAAAGTACCCAAACGAAACAAAAGGATATATCACGCCAACTGATAGGAAAGCAGTTGAATATTTAATCGAAAATAACTATTTAACCATTGGAAAAGGTTGTAAAACCGCACACAAATACTACAATATTATCGAAGCAAACGACAATATCTATAAAATAAAGGTATTTGACGCACAAAAACAAATGAGTACTTTCACAATTCGGATAGTATAAACGAACAATAAGCGAACAAAATGAAAAACAAGCCAGCAATCGCCTTAATTATCGTTATTTTACTATCAATAGGAGTACAAATATTAATTAATTTATAATCATGAAGACTATAAACCCCTACGAAGCATTAATACTTCAGTGTATTGAATTAACCGGATATTCATTCAGAGTATCAAATATTTCACTGAATGAAAATACTAATTTTGGGATGGAAATTTGTAACCGGAACAAAGAATCTAAATTTGATGGTATGCAAATAATATTTGATAGTGTTGACGGGTACGAAGTTAGTGAATACCAGGCCGGCGAAAAAGAAAACGAGTTGCATATATACAAAGTAACTAAAAGTCTTAAAATCGCGCTAAAATGTTATATGAGAGGCAATAAACAACAACCTGTTAAAATCTGGAACTAATGAAATACCACAACGAAGAATTAGGATATATAAATGAAAAAACATTATCTGGACTGATTCAGACTGATATTGACAATCACGTATTTGATGTGTTTGAATTATTAAAAGCAAGGATGCAGTTTATATCTAACAAGTTATTGAAAATGTATTATTGTAGTAATACTGAATTAAGTAATACAGAATTAAAAACATTAGCCGAAAACGATTATATAACTCAATATTAACAGTCAATCAATTTATAAACCGTCCCAAAGGACACAAAACTAAAGAAGATGAAAATAATTAGCAAAATTGGATTAAGAGAATTTGAAGTGTGGTCGGGTGCAACAAGTACGAAGGAGACCATTATTTATAATGATAAGGGAGATGAATTTGATTCACTTATCGAAGAATTGTATCCTGAAGGTTTATCAGATACTCAGTTGAATGACATACTTTGGTTTGAATCTGACTGGGTTTTTGAAAATCTGGGTATAAGCGAAGAAGAAGAAGAAGAAGAAGAAGAAGAAGAAGAAGAAGAAGAAGAAGAAGAAGAAGAAGAAAACACAAACGAATAATATTTACACATACAAAAATTTACTATTATGAAAACCATTGATCTATTAAAGAAAATCGAAGAGACGCAAACAATTAGCGAATCAGAAATACAGTTGTTAAAAAACCGCATGAATAAAGGTGAAAAAATTGACATGGATTTTATTTGGAATAATGACATTCAATTATCCAACGAACAAAACCCGTCTCAACATAACACGGTTGTAGCTTCGAAGCGAAGACGGGACAAACTGCATATGCAGAACAATAAACAACAATTAATAAATAGAAATTATGAAAACATTATCTGCATTCACTCAAGGAATCAAAGGTGGTAAAAGCAAACAAGAAAAACACGGTTACGCGTCACTTCAGTTCGACGGGAACAAAGTACTTTCAATTGACAATTTTACCGGAATAGGCGAACGATATAAACAGCGTGAAAATCCTATTGTTTGCATTTTTGACGGGTTTAACTGTATTTTTGAAGGTACACATGAACAACTTATCAATCGTTTAAAATAATCATTAAAACCCGCACGCGAATACTCCGGCACGTCGCAAACCGGACGGGACAAACCCGAACAGGGACAAACAGAGCCATAAGGCACGAAACGAACAATTAATAGGCGAACAAATAACACATACAAGCGAACAAGTAAAGCGAATGAAATTAGCCACCTCTGCCACAAAGGAAGGCGTTACATTAATGATCAATAAATTTTGGTACTCAACTAACTATTCCGTAAACTTTGAGACGGGACAAATAGCCGGATTAAAAGGAGTAATGAACGGCTTTAAAGTGGTGCAAAGTAAAGGAAGATATATTTTTATTAACGAACAATAAGTTAACAACTATGAAATATTTTATTAAATTTTTTATAGAGAAAGATGGTGCAAAACCTTGCTTTACATTCAAAAGATATAAATGGACAAAGGGAGGTTCGGACTGGTTTTATTTTAGGGGTAAACCTATTACGTGGAATATTCATATTAAAGTAGGAAAATATAAATTTTTTATGTGTAAATTTAAAGAAGCAAACAAATGAAAACAAAGCAAACAGCCTCAACCATCATCGAACAAACAGGAATAAATAAAATTATCCAAATAGTAATGGATAGTAAAACCCTGAACGAAGCATACGAAAATGTAGTATTGTCGCCGATTCAGGTAGACCCGAACGATTCAGATTGGTTCGCAGGCAAGTATAACCCGAACAATACCCGAACAATGAAACAAAGTTTTGAGCTATTTTATAACGATATTAAATTTGGTGGATTATGAAAATAAACGCAGAATATTTTTGTGAAGGTTACGAAAAGGGAGTAGCAGACGAACAGATTAAAACAAATTAACTGCACACGTTTTTAACCATATTGGTTGGAAGACTATCGAACAACTGGGAGTTACTATGTAGTGGCGAACAAAACGGGCTTAAAACGGCTCTATTGAGTGAAGCGAGTGAGTTATTAAACAGAATTAATAAATAGAAATTATGGCTTGCAGGGTAGAATTGATCAATACCAAAAAGAATAAAATCGAACAGATTCTTATTTTAGATTCAACATATAAAGAGTGTGAAGTAAGAGTGCTTGAAATGAATGATAAACTACATAAAAAGACCTCAGACAAATATTATACGATAACTCACATAAACGTTTAAGCAATGGAAAAGCCCTACAAATATTCAATCTACAACAAAGCCACCAAAACGTGGGAAGACACGAATAATTTATCTGCATACTACCTGAACAACCCACTGTTTAGTGTTTGGGAAGATGCACGATACCCTGCCCGAACGAGATTGTATAAGTATTGGCAGAAATTGAACGGGATTACTGAACCAAAATATAAACCATATAAGGGAACTGAAATAGGGAAGAGTGAAGCAATTTTAAACTTTTAGGCTATGAAATATTATATAGTAACGGCAACTAGTAATTTTACTGGAGAAAAAGTCTCAATAACTGGCTGTGACCTATCCGCCAAACAGGCTAAATATTATTTAGAAAGGCTCACCACTGGCGAAGCTGGTAAATATTTTACAGATGCGAAAATAGAAAAATCCGCAATGAAATGAAACAACTCCTCCTATCAGCCATCACCCTACGTTTGCGACTGATTCGAACGAACAAAAGCCATATAAAAGGCGAACAAGTCGAGCAATTCTGCCGGAATTTAAGGTATTGGATAGAAACGGGAGCAGATACCGAACGACTGGTGAGTAGGTGGGATAAGGAAATAAGAGTAGTAATACCGAACAATTTTATAAACAAGTATAATAAATTAAAGAAATGAACACAGAAATTCAATCATTACAAAACGCCGCAAATGTAATTGGACTGACCATACATGAACGATTTGCAAACGACAAAAGGAAAACCGTTAAGATGTATTTTGCACAGAACGGAAACGAAACAGTTGGTCCTGCGTTGGATTATGCACAATTGAATTATTTTCTTATGGGCTGGATTAAATGCTTAAATACATCGAACAAATGACAACTCTAAAAAATCAATCCCTCCGCGTAAACCGCAGTATATCCCAAACGATTCGGCTCATTAAGCAGTCAATAAGCCCCGAACAATTGATAATAACCCTAATGTTATTGTGCCTCTTTGCTTTAATTTGGGCAGTTTATACCTTCCCTATTTTGGGAGTATTGCCACTAATCGGACTTATTTTATTAGTAATATTCATTAAAAACAATTATCAGCCATGAAAAAAGAAACGCAAAATGCAATTAGCCAACTTGTAATATCTATTGTTGGCGCACTATCATTTTTAAGTATGACAATTTTTGTTATTGAGAGTGATGAAAAATGGTTTAATCGAATGACTTTAGGCTTTATTTGTTGGGGTATAATATTAATATGTAATAAAATAGAGGAGGTTAAAAAATGAAAGCATTATTTATTACACTAATTGTATTTGCAGTTTTATTTTACTCGCTTTTACTTCTTTGGTTTTGGCGGAACTGGCACGAACCATACCTGACCGACTGGAATGAGGAGTTTATCGCCTTCTTAAGCGAACGAGGCGTGTACTGGCTTTATCAACCAGAACCGAACGACGCCGAGCCAGAGGAATTTGTTAGACGAATGACTTCATATAACGGAAGGAGCTGTTACTGGAGAAAATTGAATAGTGAATGGTTGCAGAGAATCGAGAAAATTAACACCAATAATAAATAAACAAATGGGATCATTAACAATTTTACAGAGAATTAAGCAAATAATCGCCGAAATAGGATGGAAACTTTTTATATGGGGCAACGACTTTACGCAAGAAGAGTATTGGCAACAAATTTACTTACAAGAAAAACCATACACAAACGAAGAGGAGGACTAATTATGAAACTATACACACCACCAACCGCACCAGATTTGATGCGAATAAATATTAAAAGATCGGGCGAATCAACTGCGCACATTCCGGTCACAGAAGCTACGCAATGGCAGTTAATGTCTTGGATAAGAAAGCTGATAGAAGCACAAAACCTGAGTATATTTGCCATAGGAGACCGAATAACAATTGAGGTTAGGGAATCTATTGGAGGCATTAACGGTAAGGTTATGAGTACTTCTTTTTATGGGATGTCAGTAAGGGAAGCCGAGAAATTAATACTCGAAAAATTAACGAAATTTAACACGAATAATTAGAAAATAACGAATAAAGACATTACATTTGTATAATTAATTAAACGAAAGAAAGATATGAAAGCAGCAAAATTTAAAATTGGGGATAACGTAGTATTGAAGAGTGGATTATTGGTTGGTGAAAAGTATGACTATATAACACTTTCCAGACAGATGCGCAGTAATGATGGCGGTACAATAGAGAAGTTTGCGGGCGGCGACTATTTCATTAATGGTTGGTGGCACTCAGAGGAAATGCTAACTCTTAAAGCCCCATCCAAATGACTACAACCCTAATACTCCCAAATGAATCCTTCCTAAGCGAAGGAATCATTCTCGTCTGTAAACAGGCAACGAACGGCTGTCAGGGATGTGCCAGAATACACACAAGCGACTGCGACAGGTTTCTTTGCTCTGGAGTTCATCGGAGCGATTTTAAGTCCGTTATTTTTGTCGAATCGGCGTCACAAATTATTGGCGGTAAATTAGTCGAACAGGTGGCGAACAAGGGATGTGGAAAATGTGCGTTTGCGGACATGGATGAATCGAACGAACCATGCAAGGGATGTACGGGGAAAACAATGTATAAACAAATAAGAAGGAATTGAGATGAAAGACGAGAAATTAAAAGAAGCAGCAAGAGAATACAGGGATAATAAAATTCATTCTTTATTGGATGATCATTTTGATGCTTTTATTGCCGGAGCTATCAGTAATAGCGCAAAAGAATACTGGCAGAGGGGAATGTATTCAATCGACGCGCTCGAACCAACTCTATTTGCAGCATATTTAACCGGACAGGCAGACGTAAGGAATAGGGCAGGTGGATTGGCCGGAAGAACATTCCACGATTGGTTTAATGATAATTACACAAAGAACCCATGAGCGAACAGATCGAACAACCCCACCCCGAACAATGGAAAGACTCAATAGCTATTCCCTGTACAGACATAAATGATGCGGTCAAAATAGAGGAGGCTCGCGCCAATTTTAGAGCAATGAATAGCGAACAACCCGAACCAATGCGCAAATACTACCTCACGCCAGAGCAGCAACGCGTAGTAGACGTGCTTTCAGAGTACGAACGAGCCTACATATCCACTTCATCAAAAGAAGGGAATTATATGGTCTTAAATGGCGATAAAACCGAACGAGTCAGGTCGAACACACTAACCGCATTGGTAAAGAAGGGATATTTAGGAGAGAATGGAAGGAATAGGCTAAAATTAATTTAACAATAAATAAAATGGCAGAACAGGAACAAGTATTTAAACATTATCGTTACTCAGGCAAACTCAGTCATATAGGCTGCGAATCATTACCGAACGGCAAAGATATAACCGTAACGATTGAACGAATCTCGTTTGTTGAAAACGAGGTGATCAATGGTGATAAGCAATCTGCATGGGTTTGTTATTTCAAACCGAACGAATACTTTAAGCTCCCGATGATTCTAAACGCAACGAACCGGAAGCGATTAGCAAAACTTAGCGGAACTCCATACTTGGAAACTGTGCAAAATCTAACGGTTACGCTTACTCAGGAAATGGATAAAGCGATTGGAGGCGGTAAGGATTTTGCCCTACGAATCAGTAATATTAAAGCCAGTCAGGTGCAAGCGGAAAAACCCATAATCAAACAACCCCTTACTCTCACTTCCGAAAAGTATGAAGGTTTAAAGAAGTGGCTTTCGGAGAGTGGAACGCTTACGGGTTTGTTAAAAGCGTATGAACCTGATAGTGAATGTATGGTTGAACTTAAAAAGATAAAGGAGATATGAAACTCCCAAACGTAGCAGTAATATCGCGCTGTACAATTAAGTCCGATACAAACGCCGAGGATAAGTGCAAGCAGTATTTCAAATTGCTCATCTCTGAGGATAAGCCAGAAGAGGTTGCTTTGATGATTAAGAAGTATGTTCTCACAGATAATAAAGAACTATACCTTGATTTCGAACCGTTACGCACATTTCGTGGTAAAACTTTACACATGCAGATTTTTTCTATCCGAATTGGAACATTAGAAAAGGCTTGGAACTTATTATTAGAAAGGGCGCAAAGCAAATGAAAGCCGGAAAACTTCTACGAATAACAGACGAACGCTCCATTTATATTATCGAAAACGAGGATGGATCACTCATATCTCCCGAAGGCGTCATGCGTTATAGGAACATAGGCGCATTTGCAATCGAAGTGATCAATGAGGATCAGGTTACAGTGAACGATCAGGGAATTGCAGATATAGGAGGTATATTCCATTTCCCGATTATGTGGTTGGATTCCGATCAGATGACCATAAAAAGATTAGTTGAAAAAGGTTTATTAAAACTTAGTTAAATGGAACAGAAAGAACAAGCATGGCTCAAAAAAAGAGCGGGTAAAATAACATCTTCAGCATTGGCAAAATTATTTACGGGCGGATCGAGACCAGCAACGCCAGAAGAGATTCAGATTTATAAGCTAATAAAATCGACGCGAAAAACTACCAATCTTGAATTTGGGGAAGGCGCAATTAAATACCTATACCAACTTCAGAGAGAAAAGAGATTAGGCAAACCAACTTGGCAAAGAGATAACTATAACTTCAATTTTGGTCATCTTGCTGAACCATATGCAATTATGTGGCTAAAAGCTAATCGACCAGACTTGATCGTTAAACACTGCTCCAGTGATGATTTTCCAGAGATTGTATTCTGCAAATCAGAGGCAGGTGCCTGGGATAGTCCTGACTTCTACTGCGGCATGAGTATTGTAGGCGAAATAAAAGCTCCGGTAGATCAGGCAAAGTTTGAACAGATGCGAGACACGGATGCAGTAGAGGCTATGGAAGAATACAAATGGCAATTCGCAAATCACTTAAACTGTAATCCTAACTGCAAGACACTCATGTACTTATGTTATGATTTTCAGGTGGACGATGATGAATTTGACATATTAGATCCCCTCGATCCATCCAGAGGAATCATATTCACCTATGACCGCTCCGAGTTTCAGGATTTGATTGAACAGATAGAGGCTAAAGTGAAATATGTTATGGCATTCTTGGCAGATGTAGATGCAGGTAAATGTAGAGTTCGTGACATTAATAATTGGAAGCCGAGTAGCCCAATTGACGGATTCATTCTGCCGGAAATTAAAATGGGTAGCGATATGGTACAACAAATAATGGATAGAAATTAAATTATAAGCCATGAGAAAGATGCTATTTAAGGGAATGGATATTGAAACAGAAAAGTGGATTATTTCGTCTATAATTGAAATCATAAGGAATAAAATTTATCTTGAATACTCAGAAGTTGATCCAGAATCGGTTGGACAGTTCACCGGACTAACTGATAAAAACGGAGTGAAGATATTCGAGGGGGATATTTGCACCCATAGATTTAAGCGTCCTTGGAGTACGGAAATGCATAAATCCGAAGTTGTTTGGAATCAGGCGTATTGCTGTTATTATCTTAGCGATGGCATTTCGAATCACAGGATGCGCGACGATATAGAATATGAAGTAATCGGAAATATTCACGCTAACCCAGAACTTCTCAAATGAAAGAGCGCGAATCAGGCTGGTATTGGCTACTCCCATTTCACACTACTTTCTGGGAGGTGGTCTACTTCGACGCCAATTGGCAGGAGTGGCACTATAGGGGTAACTGGGGTTGGATGGATAAGGACTTTGAAGAGATTGGAAACGTAAAACTAATTAGGGATGCGCGCCAAGAGAATCACTAAGAAGTACCCCTCTAGCTGGAAGCTGACAAGATCCGACCTCCTCGGAATACATCCATCTCACCAGAGAATAGCAGATGCGATGGTGGCGTACATGAACGGTACGAATCGGCACGATATACGTAATTTGGAGAGGGTAGTAATGAATACCTACGAAGAAGAGCGCGTGATGGCGAGGTTTGATTGTAAGGCGGTTCGGTTTAAGTGGGTTACGATAGCCAAGCAACATGTATCTCCGTTTAAAGAAAGATATGCATTTGCAGTCTATTCCGGCAATAAGTTGTTGTCGGCAGTATTCGAGAGTGAGAATTTGGCCGGAAGTGTGGTACAAAGAAAAGATTATGAAGCAATTTAAAAAATAGAGGTTATGAAATACATGGGAAGTAAGAATAGGATCGCCAAAGAAATTCTGCCAATAATGCTGAAAAATAGAGGCGACAGAACTTGGGTTGAGCCGTTTGTTGGTGGTGCTAATATTATCGACAAAGTACAAGGCAAAAGGATTGGCGCAGACCTGAACCCATACTTAATTGAT